TAACAACGCGTTCTATGAAGCCCTGCGATTGCGGCAGGCCATGGAGCAGATGTATGCGACAGCGCATATGACACTTCACGTCATCAACACAGGAGAAAAGGAATGAACTGGTTAAAGAAGCAAGTTATGGAGTGGGCCTTAACCCAAACCAAAAACGAAGGCCGCAAAAACATTGGGCCAATTCACGTTGGCGCTCTGGGCGCTAGTACGTACGGAAGAGACGAGATAAAGCACTCTGACGCACTGAGCAACTGTGAGCAGTTGCGGTTCACCATCATCAACGTGGACAACGGCACGCTGGTGCGTATGGAGACACACCGCCCACAAGACGAATACGTACCACACCCCGGTTCACGGCGAGGCCCACCAACATTCATCGTCAAAGACGGCGAGAACGTGCAAGACGTGGTCATTCGCTTACTGGGCATTGCAGCATTGGAGAGATCATGAAACAACTTGAACTGTTCCCAGACTTAGCACCATGGACTGAAGAGGAGGAAGAAGCTATGCAGAGTATGTTGAGCAAAGGCGCGAATGGCACGAGTGCCCTTGACGTGCAAGTGGCGGGCAACCACTACAAAGACTTGGCCATTCAACCCGTGGAGTACATCCACGCCAATGGCATCGGGTACTTCGAGGGCAACGTCATCAAGTACGTATCACGCTGGAGAGCGAAGAATGGCATCAAAGATTTGGAAAAAGCTAAGCACTACATTGAGTTGCTTATTGAGCTGGAGGGGAAGAAGTGACTATGACATTTAAAACCGGCTTTAACGAAGTCATGCGCCTAGACTCCAGTGGCAACCTTGGCATTGGTGTTGGTACGACACAACGCCTTGCAACGAAACAAATACCCGTGCTTACCTTCGATGTATGGGAGCAAGACGGAAAGTATAGCGTGGTTGCTAATGACAAAGATCACGTGTTTGCTACCTCATACGAAGAGGTCGAAGAACTGTTCCGCCTCCGCTTTGCGGAGTGGAAGTTGGAGAGAGACTGATGGACATTCTTACAGTTGACCTAGAGACCTACTACGACCAGCAGTTCAGTCTCAGCAAGATGCAGACTGATGCGTACATCAACGACGACCGCTTCGAGATCATCGGGGTGTCGGTTATCAAGAACGACGAGCCTGCTGTGTGGTTCTCTGGCACTGAGCTGGAGACCATTGGCTGGCTGCACGGCAACTTTGACTGGGCCAACAGCGCTGTGCGCTGCCACAACACCATGTTCGATGGGTTCATCCTGACGCAGCGCTGCGGCATCAAGCCTAAGCTGTGGATGGATACCCTCGGGCAAGGGCGCATGCTGCTGCCGTTCCTGACATCGCACTCACTGGCCAACCTCGTCAAGCAGTACAACCTGCCGGACAAGGGCACGGCTGTGACCAAGGCACTGGGCAAGCGCCGCGCCGACTTTAATCCCATGGAATTAGAGGAGTACGCTGAGTACTGCAAGCACGACACATGGCTGTGCAAAGAGCTGGGCAAGAAGTTCGACCCATTCACACCGCCACTGGCTGCACGACTGATCGACATGACTGTGCGGATGTTCACAGAGCCATTGCTGGTCGGCGACCAAGACAAGATGAAACAACTGTATGTCGATGAGGTGCACCGCAAAGCAGACTTGCTGGCCAAGGCCGATACCAACCGCGACATCATCATGTCCAACGACAAATTCGCAGAAGCTCTGCTGGCACTGGGTGTGACCCCGCCAATGAAGCAGAGCAAAGCCAACCCTGATAAAGAAACCTATGCCTTCGCAAAATCTGACAAAGCCTTTACCGATCTCATGGAGTCCGACGATGCGGACGTACAGGCGTTGGTTGCGGCTCGCCTTGGAGTCAAAACGACTATCGCTGAAACACGTGCGCTGAAGTTCTTGGAGACTGCCGAGCGTGGGCCACTGCCTGTGTACCTCAACTTCTGGGGCGCTAAGACCACTGGACGCTACTCTGGGGGTAACTCCATCAACTGGCAGAACATCCCTGCGCGTGGCCCGTCTGCTGGCCTGCGTGACGCGTTGCTGGCTCCGCCCGGGTACACGGTGCTGGTGGGTGACTCCTCCAACATCGAGCTGCGCACCGTGATGGCGTTGGCTGGCCAAGATGATGTCAGCGAGAAGCTGAAGAACGGCGTTGACTTGTATTGTGACTTTGCCAGCAAGTTGTTCGGCAGAGAGATAACGAAGAAGGACAAGGCTGAGCGCTTCCTCGGCAAGACAGCCATGCTGGGTCTGCAGTACGGTGCAGGAGCAGCGCGGTTCCAAGAGATGGTGCGGCTGGCCAAGCGCACTGACCCCGGCGTGGAGCTGATCGACCTCGACCGAGCCTACAAGATTGTGGACTTGTACAGGTCTGTGCACTACAAGGTGGTGGAGTTGTGGAAGCGTTGCGACAAGGTCATCTTGCCCGACATCGCCAACGGCTGCAGCATGGTCAACGTGGATGTCAACGGCTGGTTCGTGACGCAGTGGGACGGCTTCGGTCGCCCCGGCGAGCCCGGTGTGATGTACAACGACCTGAAGTGGGATGGCAAGGACTGGGCGTACACCATGGGTCGCCAGCGCATCAACCTGCACGGCGCGAAAGTTGTAGAAAATTTATCGCAACATGCTGCAATGCAGATCGTTATGTGGCAAACTGCACGTATCAATCAACGCTACCCAGTTAAATTGTCGGTTCACGACGAGGCTGTCTGTGTGGTGCCGAATGAAGAACTTGATGAAGCCCGTGCGTACATGGAAGAGTGTCTGTCGTTAACACCCAAGTGGTGCCGCAGCATCCCCGTGTCGTGTGAAACCGGAACCGGCCCCTCATACGGGTCGGCTAAATAATGGCAATAACTTACGAAGCTGCTGACCGCTTGCCCCACTGGGCAATGGTGCGGTGGGATCATGATTCGTACAAGTACGAGTCAAGGGTCTGGTTTGGCGTTACCTGCATTGACGGCTCTGTCAGCGTAAAGGTCTCGATGCCCGAAGAGTTTGCACAGCCATCGCCGAGCCGACGCAGGATTCTTCAGGACATGATTGAGCAACTCACCATACAACTCGCGGAAGTAACCTTGGAAGAAACATGACCACACCAATGCCTTTGTCGTTTAGCCGACTGTCCACCTTCGAGCAATGCCCCGCGCAGTTCGATTACCTGTACGTGTCCAAGCGTGTACAGAGCTCAATGAACGAAGCGTCAGAGTACGGCGACAGGGTGCATAAAGTGTTGGAGGCTAAGGGCAACGGGTCACTGGACGAGAGCACGCTGTCACTGGAAGGCAAGCAGTCTCTGGAGCGTTGGGGCGCACTCGTTGAGAAGATCACCTCACGCAATGGCGAGAAGTTGTTCGAGCATCAGATGGCTGTCAACCGCAAGCTGGAGCCCGTAGACTGGTTTGCCAAAGACGTGTGGATTCGCTCGATCGCTGACGTGCTGGTTGTAGATGGTGACACTGCGTACTGCCTCGACTACAAGACGGGCAAGGTCAAGGAGAACCCGACACAGTTGCAGTTGTTTGCGGCCATGGTGTTCTGGCACTACCCCAAGGTGACGAAGGTGAAGACCTCGTTCATCTGGCTCAAGTTCGACGAGGTGACAAACGCCACGTATGAGCGCCGCTTCCTTGACTCGCTGTGGCGGGCGCTGGAGCCTCGCTTTGACATGGTGCAGGAAGTCATTGACCTCGGCGTTTTTAAAACAAAACCATCGGGCCTGTGCTCATGGTGCGCGGCTAAGGCGTTCTGCCCTGACGCGAGATTGAAAGGTAAGCGATGAAGAAAGAAGAAGATGTCAAGAAGGTGGTTAAGGCCGTACTCAAGAGCACACCAGATTGCTGGTGGTTTATGCCTCCCGCTAACGGTTTCGGTCGCGCTGGTATTCCTGACTTTGTGGGCATCGTCAATGGTCTTGGCTTTGCTGTGGAGACAAAGTTCGGCAAGGGCACTACTACTGCGAACCAAGAGCGCGAGATCGAGGCTGTATCGCGAGCAGGCGGAGAAGTCTGGATCGTGAGAGAAACCAACGTAGACCAATGGGCGGCTACTTTTAAAGGATGGGCGGCGCTCAATGCTCGTAATACCTGACAAGCGCAAGATCATCATCAACAGCAACGAAAACGCAGCTGTAGCGCGAGCCATCCCCCATGCCAAGCTGTTGCGACACAACGGCGAAGACATGCTGGCTATGCCCTACGGTGTTGACGAGTCGATGGTGCTCAAGAACCTTGGCTTCAGTGTGCCTGCGCCAATCTTGCAGTACTACAACTGGCCCGGTCGCTTCGCAGCGATGGAGCACCAGAAGGACACTGCGGCGTTCTTAACCATGCACAAGCGTGCCCTGTGCCTGAACGCACCGGGTACTGGTAAGTCCATCAGTTCGCTGTGGGCTGCTGACTTCTTGCTTGACGAAGGTGTGGCCAAGAAGGTGCTCATCATCGCTCCGCTGTCCACGGTAAAAGTCGTGTGGGGTCGTGAGCTTAAACATCATCTGCCGCACCGTTCGTTC